AATATAACTAGGGTCAACGCCTTCGTCAAGGTACTTATCGATAGATTCTTTCAAATATCGATATCGATGCCATTCTTGAGAATAAGGTTTGTAGTTCATAATAAAGCTGATTCGATAGTATTTATCCTTTGAACCCTGACAGAGTTATTGTACTCGGTTTTCAGGATCCTGTCAACCTTTTTGGCGATTTTTTGGCGGGAAATTTTTTTCGACTTTTAGGTAACTGAAAAGTCAATTTCAGTTGAGGTAAATCATTGGACCAAAAATTGTAACGTCACTAGGTTTAACGCTGACATAAGCACCGTTGTTCTCAATCTTCGATTCTTCTGGTGTAATAGAAACCTTAGCGGTTTTTCCTTGCTCAAGTGATGCTGCTGTTGGACTGACCACCATCTTGGCAGTCTTTCCGAACTCCATCACTGCTTGTTTCTCATCGATGTTAATGGCACCCAACTTAGCGCCAGTAGTCACGCTAAACTTATTCTTGTCAGTTAGTTCTAAAGAGGCTAGTTGCTTACCAATCTCAAACTTGTAACCATCTTTTAATGCTTTAAACTCTGTCTTGCTACCAGTATCTACTAACAGAGAAGCAATATTTGCTTTCTTGGGTGCCGCCACCTTGATAACATAACTCTCTTGTTGAGATGATTGCTGACCTTTTACTTCTTGACCTTTTACTTCGGTCTTTGCTTTACCATCAATAATTTGAGAGAATTTACCTTTGATTGCCCAAGCAGCATCTTTGTCTACGTTCACATTGTAATGACCCTCAGTGCCCATGGTATAATTACCTTTAACACCAACGGTATAGTCACCATTCACCGTATACTTAACTGAACCTGGAGTATCGATGTCAACACTAGCACCCTCTTTATTCTGAGTAATCTTAAATTCTCCTGGTCCTGTGCTGTACTCACCAGCACTCACATTCTTATTGAAGTATGCTGTGTTTAAATCGAAAGTGCCTCCATTGAAAGTGATTTTACCGCCTTTCTCACCTGCTTGGATGTTAATATCCTTGCCTGATTTGAGATTTAGTGTACTAGAAGCATTAATAGTTACATTGTCTCCCTTTACAGCAGCATCACCACCAATAGCTTCAACATATACAGGACCATAGACTTTTAGTGAGTATGATGGCAGAGTTTCTTCACTTACATTCCCATTTTCATCAGTGTCTTTACTTTGAGTGCCACCATCATCTCTACCAGTCACTTCAATACTAACTGACTTTGCTTTTTGAATTTGTGCTTGTGTATTCATCACAAGTTTTCCACCACATCCAGATTGTGATGGTGGACCAGCAGAGAAAGTTATGTTATTATTATTATCAATGTGGAATGATGCCTTACCATTGTATAGAGCAATACCTTTGCTACCATCTTCTGGAAATTCGTAGGCAGTAAGAACAAATCCACCTAACACCTGAGAAAATTCAGGTACAGGACCTTCTGTCCAATAATTTTTACCTAATTCACCAACAGGGGCAGTAAATCCGCCTTGTATTTTACCTTGAGTTTCTTCTGATGGCGTTTGATTAACTGAATCTGGCATTATCTACACTCCTTATGGACAATCAACGTACTTACCTGTACCGATCTTGGCGTAGCCTTGATCCTCGTAGGTCTTAGTATCTAGACATGTTACTGATGGGATAACTCTAGCACCAGATCCACCGCCACCAATAATTCTGACAATAGGAATCTCATTCCAAGTTGATGTTCTATCGGTTGGTTGTACACTGATTAGGTATCCTCTTTCATCGATGACAGCAATTGCTCGACCAGCAACACCGTCAACGTATACATCAGGTGTCGATGTATATCCTGAACCAGGACTGATTAGTGTATAAGAATCAATAACACATCTCAGTTCTGGATTCTGATTGATATTGTATCCAACACCAGTTCTAGTGACACGAATCTCAGATACTCTACCAGTATCATCTAGTAGAGCAATACCTGAGCTACCATATCCTGGTCCTGTAATAATAACTTTGGGTGGGAATACATATGGACATCCCTGGTCAAGAATAGGAATGCTGATGATAGATCCCTTGGAATCAGTGATTGGTTTGCCAGCAGTAGGCTTATCGAAGCATGGCTTCTTGGGATTAATAATAACAGGATCTTCAGTCTCATTTTCGTCCAAGATTAGAACATCTGTGAAGGCATTAGTTCCATTGACTAGGAAGGTTAATATTTCACCACCTTCAGATACTCTATCGTCAGCGATGCCAACATATATCTTTGCTTGGTTCTCAATAATTGTGAACGTTCCGAAGAGACTATTGTTGTCAAAATCATCTTTGCTAATGTTGTCACCATACAATGTGTACTGTAGGAGTGTACCATTAGCAATGTTCGTGGTGGTGACAGTGTAAATGATAGTCTCACCTTCATTGTAAGTAAACTTATCTGCCTCTACCCTGAATGTTGGAGCAACAGATACATCATCCAGAGCAGGACCAGCAATGATTACTTGGGTCTGTACATTTTCAATCAAACTATCAGATCCTTCATCATTAACATACGAGACAAGAACAAAGTTGAAGTATTCTTTGTCTTCTTCTATACCATCTCTAGCAATCGTTAACGGAATTATACACTTACCGTCGATAATTTGTAATGGTTTGGCATCAACATCTACGTTAGACTCTAGTCTGTATCCAACGATGTCGGTCCTGCTAATGTCACCCTCTAACTTATAGGTAAAGTTTGTTCCGTCTGGAACGTTGAGAGCTTCTACAGTAAACGTTACAGTATCTCCTTCTCTTACGTAGTTAAGGTCGGATGTTACAGACCAGATTGGATCTGTTCCTAGCGTATCATCATCACCTAGAATGAAGGCGTCGGCATATGCTGGAGTGTTATCTAGATAGAATGTAATACTCTCTAAAGCATTGTCATCGGCATCTGTATTAGTAGCAAGTTCCACTTCAACTGTAGCAGTACCATCAACATTTAAACTAAATGATCCTGTCAAACTGCCACTAGCAATATCATCAGCATCAATGTCACCTTCTAAGGTGTATGTGTAAGGACCATAGTTAACTACGTTCTCAGTCGTGATGGTGTAAACAATGGTCTCACCTTCTTTATAGAAAGTCTTATCAGATGTCACCACATACTGTGGTAGTACAGGTAAAGTATTTCCAACAGGAGATGAGACTACTACGGCACTAACTGCTGTTGTAGAAGGTGGAACAAATGGTGTTGGCGCTTCACCTGGAACAGGGGTTGTTGGACTGTTGCCTGTAGCATCATCAAAGTCATTGATAGTACACTTAAAGACATTGCCTGTTGGGAATGAAGCTTCAATACCCTGAGGTGTCATGTTAGGTTCTAATTTGATATAGAATTCTTCTGGTCCTTCAAAGACGTTATCTTTGTAAGTATCAAATGTAATTTCTTTTGTATCAGCACCTGGGGCAAAACCAATCGAAGTGCCAGTGTAAATCTTATCGTAGTCATCACCTTGAGTAGCAGTGCCGCCTAAGATTGTGAAGGTAAGACTTGATGGTTTGGCAATGTTTCCACCTCTAGTGATAGTGAACACTGCTTTCTGTCCTTCGGTTACTTCAACGTCAGCACAACTATATGTAATTAGTAGATCGGTGAAGGACGTGTCCTGATCATTTGGATCATTCTGACTGTCTGGATATGTACCACCGACAAACAAGACCTGAGTATCTGGAAGAGAACCTAATGCTGAAGTGTTCTTAGCTTCATCACAAACGTATGATGTACCATCTAGTGGACCATCTTCTAAAGCAGCAATCAAATCATCCAACCAATCTTCACTTTCTCCTGTACCACAATCGATACATTCTTTCTTGATCTTTTCACACTTAGCAGGTGGACCATCACAAGAGATACCAAGTATGCCTAGAACTTTAGCAACAATATTACCAATGATATCTAAAGGTGAAGCAAGAGCACTCAAGATTTCTTGTAGTGGACCTAATATATTTCCTAGCAACTCCTCGATGAATGATAATAGTTGATTAATGATACCGTCAACTAAATTATCTACTAGACAAGCGGCATTAGAATAAGCATCCATTAGATATCCTAGGAGGAGATCTGTCAACCAACTAGCAATTCGATCAGTAAAATCTGCCATTTCACAACCGATATCATCTAGCACATCATTAATACTATCAAGAATTGGTTGGATTCTACTTTCTTTTTTAGTGATAGGTTTGAATGGTTCGATGCCTTGATCGGGAGCAACTGGTCCTGTATTTACATTACCCAACTCATCTGGATCTGGAACATCTGTGTATAAAATAAGATCAACTAATTGATCTACACCATCTCGTACTAACTTAACAATCTCTCCCTTGACTCTAGCAACAAAACTCTTGACAAGACGAACCGCCTTGTTAACATACTCCATACCATGATCAATGTAGCTGTTGAGTTCTCCATTGATTTGACTTACATAATATGTACCGATGTTACCACCAGATTGCTGGGTTGCTTTTAACATCTCACCAACAATTTGAGTCAGTCCTCCCTTTAAATCATTCTCAGATCCACAGTTTGGATCAGCAATTTCTACACAAACTTTATTTCCTGTTGGATTAGTTGTAGATGCCTCGGCAAACAAACCATTAAATGCTGCTGGCATCTGCCCAGGAACAGCAGCAGCAATCTGTCCTGATTCACCTGGCTTTGTTAGTCCTTTGTCTTCAGCAGTAGTAGACTCTGCTGGTTGATCACCGTTTCTTTTCTTGTCAGACCCCATTGGTTTGGTGACGTTGGGGTCAGCAGATTCATCTTGATAAGTTGTGAATCCTTTCTCTGTACCACCTGGGTTAGGATCTTTCTCTACGTTTTCTAGTTTAGTAGCACCAGCAGTGTGACCAATCGATCCCATGATGATTGGTTTCTGTTTATCATTGTCTACATAAAATCCTACAACCCAGTTGCCTAAGTTTAGTCCGACGCTGGCACCAGTTTTACCACCATCACTGAAAGGTGTGGTGACAGGCATCATTACTTGTGCCCATGGAAGTTGATTAGTAGGTGTAGCATCTCCACTCTTGAGATGTTGACCTACAATACGTACTCTATATCTACCAGACTTTTTTGGGTCTTCGTTCTTATTAGATTCTACCTGCCCAATCCACCAAGAGAATCCGTCAGCACCAATCTGGTGAATAGGAAATAGTGTAGATAATGCTGGATCCATATCACTTTACATTGCTTGAGAAGTCTTTCATTCCATAGATGTCCCGTATCAACTCAAGTTGAGTGGTACACGTGCTACTATTTAGGAAGACATTGTTATGGGATAGAGAAGAAATCAAGTAAGTACCACTGTTTTCTCTATCAATTTCTTCTTCTTTTCTGGCAGTTTCTGATGACATGTTGGGTAAGATAACTTTGATCTTATCTCCAACCTTCAATTCCATATTACCTGGAATCGTTACCTCTAGTTTTTGATTCTCCATGAAGTATCTTCTGGCAATACTTTGAGCAAGCCAATACTTTTGATAATCTGGATAGTTTGATCCACCCTCACCACCATTATCTCTTTCATCTGGAGATCCTGGAGTTTCTTCACTGTGCCACGTCTCATGGTCAACTAGAACTGTCATGACTCTGCTAGGATTGATTGCTAATTGCTTTTGAGTTGCTCCTAGTTTTTCTTGACTACCCAAGTGTGCCATGGCAGAAAAGTTTTCTTCTAGGTTGTACCTAAACTCTTCATAGAATCCCGTGGACCAATTGTAAGTAACAACATGACTAGCAAACGTACCACTTCTCATTTGCTCTAGCATGTCTACTTCATTACTGAACTTATATTCTTCAATCACAAGACGACTTGGGTTGTCTTGGTTTGGTTTTGATTCGTAGGTAGCAACCTCTGCTTGACCACGAAACTCATCGTCACCTGTGCTAAAGAAGTAGTCAATAGAATTGAAATTAAATCCAGCACTGTTCTCGAAGAACAAGAATCCTGCTGTTCCAGATGCTTTGGATGTATCACCAGACAGTCCAGTCTTTCCACCTTCTGTTGTCTTACCAGCATCACTATCTGTTGCCTTAGATGACTGTGGTACAGCTTTTTGTGAGACAGATTGAATGATGTGGTGTGCTTTCTTTCCGTTGGGGAAGAACTGTACCTGATACTTTGCTCGTTCTTTGAAAATTTCTTTGCCTGTATTGAGATAATCTTTGAGAATTTTCTCAACAATCATATCGGGAGTGCCCTTTAAAATTTCTGTTAACCTAGCACCTTCATTATATAATGCTTCTCTAGAAACTAATGCTAGGTTATAATTCTGCATGTTCTTAGTGAAAGTTCTGTTGTAGATCTTCCAGACATACAACTCATACTCATACTCTTTTTCTTCTACATCTTCTACCTGAATAACTACTCTTTCTCCACCTTGAATAGGAATCTTCGAGATAAAGTTTCCACCAGAGTCGGCAACATTTAATACTCCACTAATAAATGGACTAAAGATACTTTCATAGTAAGCAAATCCAACTGCTGCTTTACTAAAGTTATATTGATTTCCATTGACATCATAAAGAAAACAATTCTTTAGTTCAATAGACTTAGAGTTCTTATTTGCCATGATTAGTATTGATATGTTCCATAAAGAGATGCCCAACCAGGAGAGGGATTGGAGATAGAAAATAATGAAGGTGTTCCCACTGGTTGACTTGCTTGTTGTTGTGCCTGTTGGTTTTGTTTGATGATAGCAAGCAAGGCATTGTTTTGTCCGCCACCTGAAGAAGTAGATGCTGCTGGAGCAACTGGTTGATTAGCAGCACCAAGTTGTGGTCTGGCACCAGCTGGTTGGGGAGTTTGTTGATTAGCAGTGTGTTCAACACCAGGAGCATTTAGTATATTACCTCCAGCATATGTAGCAATCACAGCGTTGTGGAATCTATCTGTACCTTCAACATGTAAGTGAACCGCTGTACTACCAGGATATGCTGAAGATGTGCCAGGTAATCCCCCTTGAGTGCCTACTAAAGTTCCTGGTTGTACAATCTGCCCATCTAATTGATGCTGAGGACTATTAACATGATAATACATACCCACTTTTTCATCTGTTTGTGGATCGTGAAATGTGATGCCATGATTATCTAACTTCTTGTACTTGAGTGGACCATATCCAAGTGGAGTGTATAGTTTTGCTCCCAATCCATCACTACCATCAGAAGGACCAGTAGGACCACCAATAAAATAATCACGAACTTTTAAACCACGTCTAACATCTTCATCACCATGATGTAGTTGAGTGTTAGCAATAGTGGAACCTGCTGCCAATGATGTGGGCGTACCGCCACTCAATGATTGAATACCAGTCTCGTTTCCTGTTGGAGCAGCAGTCAAGTTGCCAGTAGGAACAATAGGAGGACCACTACCAGGACCACCAGGACCACTACCAGTACCACCAGGACCTTGTGATTCTTTATCACCCATGAAAGAATTCATGTCAAATGGTAAGGTAGCAGCAGCTGCTGGACCTCCACCAAATATAGCAGCAGCAACAGTAGCAGGTAATCCAAATGCTGGTACTAAAGTGTTAAGAATTGGTTGAATGGCAGGCTTCAACATACCAGCGATTCCGCCCAAAGAACTCATCGCTTTTGATAGTAAACCAATCAGCAAACCACCACCAACTTGTGATGGTAATTGCATAACTTGTGCCATTGGATCGGCAATAGAAGGATCTCCTGCCGATTCTTTTGCCCGCTGAAATGTATCAGCAATAGCATTGTTTCTATTCAGTGGAATGACACTGCTGCCTGGACTCAGTGTACCTGTAGTTGGTTCGGTAACGATACCAGCACCTTCAGATAATTTCTTAAGTGGTTTTATTTTTCCTGGAACTACACCACCTTCAGATAATTTAGTGGCAGGCAGACGGGGAGTAAACTGTCCACCTCCAAACATTCCACCACGATCCCCAGATCCCATCTTTGCCCACGGCGAAGCGGAGTTCATTGGTTGAGGACCAATTGGAGAACTATATGCTTTGCTTTGTGGTGTTACTCCACCGCCTTTTTTGCCACCAAAGAGTCCTTTGATGCCATCAAACATTTTACCTAATAATCCACCGCCCTGTTTACCTTCACCCCTAGTATCTATCTGATCTTCTTGACCACTTAGATCTTCTATCTTATCTGTAGCAGCTTGTTCAGCAGATGCTTTGGCATCTGCTTGAGACTCCCTGAAGTTATCAAGTTTTTGTTGTTCAATTGCACCTTCTTGTTTCTTTAAATCATTATCTTTATCAAAATAATTTTTGATTGCTTCAAATACACCAGCAAATCTATTGAGTCTGGCGTTAGTTTCTTCATTCTTTCCTACACTTTTCTTTTCTTCAGCACTTAAGGCAGATAATTTTGTAGAAATAACTGATAGAGAATCAGATACTTTACCTACTAATTTTTGTAGAGTTGATTGTTGAGGGGTGGGTGCTTGAGCATTAGCATCCCCATAATCCATTGGATTAAGGTCATCTACTGGTGTAGGAGTTTCTGGTTCTTCGGCAGGTGTTGCTGCTTCATCTAATAAAGCACTAAATCTTTCTTCTTTAGATAGTGCTGGATCTTGTGATGCTTTTGGTTTCTTGGAAAATGTACCTTCTAACCTACGCTTTCTATCTCCACCGAATTGAGACATTAATGACTTGGCAAAGAAACTTTTGCCAAATCCACCTTCTTTTCTTTCTTTGTCTTGACTAATTAAAAAATCTAATCGTTGAGACTCTTCATCAGTAAGTTCTTCTTTAGACTTTAGATTTTTAATTTCTTCTTCACGTGCTTTCCTTTCTTCTGCTGCCATTCCAAACGAATCCTTAACCTTGCCAGCAATCATTGCTCCAATGTTAAGGGATGGATTCGGTTTTGAGTATGATACAAACCCGTGTGCCATACTAGAAAGTCAGACGTGTCATACTTATTTAGGACCCAGCTAAACGTTGAGTTCTTAATGCTTTAGTCCAATCAATACCAACCGTTGGTGTCACTACCCCCTGAGATGCCGCTGCAGCAGGTTGTTGTGCTGCTGCCCCTGGTACTTGGAAGAGAGCAGGTATTACAACTGTACCTGTCGATGATGATGCTGCCGCTGGGGCAACTGGAGGAACAGCGGGTTGTGTAGCAGCCCTAGCAACCTCCTGTCTTCTCTTGGAAGCAGCACGACCCATCTGTCTATTTCCTGATGCTGTTGTTCCTGCTTGATTTTCAGATGCTGGTGTTGGTGGAGCAGCAGGTGGAGCTGGTGGAGCAACAGGCATACCTCTATGTAATCCCATCTTCTGAACCATGCCCTCATAAGCAGCAGGAGTATACTTTGCTTGGACAGATTCAGCTGGTCTTTCCCAGTATTTCATCCAATCATATGCTGCTTCACCAGCAGATCCAAATTGAGTTGAGAGAAATCTAGGACCATGATCTTCACCGAGAGCGTAGTCAATCTGTGCCTGCCAATTTGTCTTCCAGTCAGGAACTGCTGCCATCATTCTCGTTGCTCTGCCAGCATTCCATTGGAACAATCCAAAAGAACCAGCGCCAGGATCATTGGGATTGTGTGCTCCTAGTTTAAATCCAGATTCTCTACTGATGTTAGCCGTGATTCCCTTGGCATGATTCTCACTCATACCTTTGGACAATAGGTAGTTATAAACAGCACCAGCAGTGGTTCTACCAGCACCACCTCCCATGTCTACATCACCATTAAAAGGAGTTACTCCTGGACCAGTTGTTGCTGTGGAAGAAGAATTATTTCCCTTAAGGAAGTCCATCAAATTACCAAATAATCCTTTCTTCTTATCTTTCAGACCATCACCTTGCTCTCCTTGCTCACCATCAGGAATATTCTGTCCAATTTCTATTGTTGTTGGTAGTGTAGGTAGACCGATCTTCTTAGCAATAGGATCTGTGATTTGTCTAACCATGTTTTCCACAGGGTCAGCCCATGTTCCAGCACGTTTAGTAACCTCCCTCATCGCTACAATCATTGGGGCAAGAGACTGTAATGGATTACTTTCTGGTGTAGTAACCATCTCGTCACCTGCCTCACCTACCATGACCTCAGGACCAGCAGTAGGTAGATCACCTGTCAATCTAGCACCACCAATTGTCTCTAGTTTAGGAATAGATCCACCTTCAGACATCTTTTCCATCATTTCTTTTTGGGCATCATCATTACCATAGATGTTACCAAATGATCCCTTCTCATCAGGAACTACATTAGCAACGTCAATAGTATTCAGAACACCACGACCATATTCTCTAAGTCTAGCATCAAACTTAGCAAGATTATGTGCTTGCTTTTCTCTATCTTTTTCGTTGAGGAATGGATAACGAATACCTTCAATAGCATATCTAAATGGAGTACCAACTACATCCAGCATAGCTCCAAATGCTTTACCACCTTCTTCATTAAACTTGGCATTGCCAGCACCGAATTCAAGCATTGCTGCTTTGAGATGGTCACCATTTTCTCGTGCTTCTTTTGCCTGTTCCTTCATCAAAGCACCTTGTCTAGCAAGAAGGTTATCTTTCTTACCAAACATTTGGAACATTCCTTCTCCAAGACCAGAAGCAGCAAGACCAGCACCAGCAACGATAGCAGCACTAGCTGCTGCTCCACCAGTAACGGCACCTTTAACGCCAGTAGCAAGACGAGATCCTATTTGACCAGCTGGTCTCAAGAATCTACCGACTCTCATTCTTGTCAATCTGCCAAGAGATCTAGCAAATCTACCAGGATTTCTAAGTCTTCTTAACCACTTCTTTGCTTTAAATTTTTTCCAGTCAATATCTAATCCACCACCATCATCTTCTTCTCTTTCGCCACCTCCAGTTTCTTCTGGAGACTCATACATGTCTTCAAAATCACTGAGATCTTTACTTTGATCTATCTCCGCTTCTTCTGCTGCTGATTGTGCTTGATCTGCTGCCTTCGCTTCTGCCGCTAGAAGTTTTTTCTTCTTATCATTAATATCTTTCTGGAGTTTATTTCCAGACTGAAGTTTTCTTTTTAATTCTTCTAAAACATTTTCAAGAGTGTCTGTTTGACCTTCAGACTTTTCACTCTTTGTTTTAATTATACCATCAAACTTCTTATCAATCTCAGCAATCTGTTTGGTGATAATATTAATATCACCTTCTTCTTTCTGTTGTTTGGGTGGACGAATAGTTCTAGTACCAAACAGTCCTTGGGTATATCTCTCCTGTTTTGATAGTGCTGGATCTAATGTGGCGTCTGGTGATCTTGAGAACGTTCCTTTTGTTCTAGCAATAGCATCGCCACCAAATTCAAATCCTAATGCTCTCGTGACATAATATCCTTCTTCTTGCTCAGGTAATCCCTGCTCCTGAGCCATCTTTCTGGCGTCAGCAGCACGTTTAAAGGCACCCTTTACTTTATTGAATACAAATAGACTAGTATTCTCAAAAGGTTTTACATTTTTGCCTTCTTTGAATTTAGACTTTGGTTTTACCGCACTTCTGATCTTGACGAGAGATTCTTTCTGCTTCCTTTGTTTTTGTGGAGCAGGAGCAGGAGGATTCTGTATAGTATCAACCAGATCATCTAGACGACTATCAAATGCCTCTGCCATTCTAGTGGCAACAGATTTTTTAGGCGGACCTATAGGTCTTGCCTTCATCAAACCACTTCTACGTGGTAACCTAATTCTTTTAGGTGCTTGTCGTTTTTGTTCTGGTGCTAGTTCGAAGGGAGCTTCAATCTTAATGACAATTGGTTCATCAACTGTCTTTTGCTCTACCTCTACAACCTCTACCTCTACAGGTATCTCTTCAGGTTCTGGTTTGGGTTCATCATATAGATAAGCATCTTTCAAGAACGTGTAGTAATTGTACATGTTCTCGTATCCTTCAGCACCCCCTGGCATATTAATTTGGGGATACCCTCTGGGATCCTTTTTCATGTTGGAGATGATCTTGTCCGCCTCAGCATCGGAACAATCAATAATTCTGGAATACGTTGTGCCGCCAGCGTCTCTACCACCAGTTAATTTTGCTTTGAGTCTATCCCACTGAGCATCACTAATCCTACCACGATACCATGGTTGATCTTTATCTAGTGTTCCTGCTGGTGGTGTGGGAAGACTCATCTCTGTGCCTGTTGTGCTTTCCTTTGTTCTTCTTGTTCTTTAATCCACTGATTGAGAAGGGAAATGTACACAGTTCTCTCCCACGGCATCATGTTTTCAATCTCTGTCAAGCTATATTTATGATGCTGCATGAGAGAGAAGTTAGTTCTATAATAGTTTTCTAGAGTATTATAGAACATGCTTATCCGAAAAAAGACTGTAAGCCCTCCAACGTATATGAAGATTCAACACCCGTGTTTGGATTGATTGCTTTGAACTCGTGCTTTAGAGATGGCATAGTCTCGAAGAAAGTTTGAATCAATTCAAACTGCTGTTGAGTCATACCTTCAAGAAACTCAACGATCTCTTTCTTCTTCATATCAGCGGCATCCCATACCTCTTCACCTTGGAACACTTGATCTACACAGTCGGCAACCAAATTGAATACATCTTCAGTTGAATCTAAATTGTTATCAAGCAAAGTGATGTTAACAAACTGATTGAATCCAGGATACTTCATAATCAATCCAGTGTCATCATTCAGCATGATCTTTTTGTCATGACCTTCAGGTTTAAAGACTTGGATGTCATCAATATTAATGTCAACCATAACCTGTGTCTGTCCATCATCTAGACAGGTTACTTTCATTTTAATTTCTTCACCAGCAGAGACAGACCTAATTCTAAGAAACAGATACTCAAGATCGAAAGATGCTAACTGATCTATTTTTATCCCTCTAGTTTGAATACAGTTACTTAATGTTTGCTTGACCGCTGTTTCAATTTCTTTGACATCTTCAGACTCCATAGCAAGAAGTAAAACCTTCTCTTCTTTTACTAGAAATGGTCTGTATTTAATTTTTTTCCCAGATGAAGGGAGTGTCAACTCATATGTTGGCACAGACAAACTAGGTAATGGCATAACGATCTATGATATGTTTAATTATTTAGATCGACTTTTTTGACGAAAAAATGGCGGGAAAATTTTTTCCAGTTTTAGGTAATCAACCCGCGAAATTCTTAATATCATTATAGACGATACTATATTTACTATAGTAGAAGTTGGCAGTAACTTTAGTGACTTGAGATGCTCCATAAGATAAAGGAACAGCATCAATGGCATAAGGGAAACAATCAATCAAAGTATACATCATAGATGCTCTACTGTTAGCAGCACTCTTTCCTTTCTCAGTTTTGGTGATAGTAATGTTACATTGATACTCATCTGGATAAGTAAGACGAATAGCTTTATCTCTTGATCCCAGGGTTCCTGTTTCTGATTTAAGGCTACTAAGAGAAGCACCTGTCTTTGTATAATCACCAGTGTCATCTAGTACATTACGAGAACCTAAATCTCCTCCAGATTCATATTCTTGGAAAATAAATGAGTGCCAACTATTAAGAAACTTAAGTGGAGTCATGTTAGCATCACACATCCATCCTAATTGGAAGTCTGTATATAACTTAGATGTAGCATAGTTGATCTGTCCTTCACCAAGTCTAACTCCAGTCAAGTTACCTGTTGCTGCTTGTACATTAGGAAGTTGTGCTTCTTCACAAAACATCTTCAGGACATCAGCAGCTTTATTTCCATCTAGATTCTTATCAGTATCAGCTGCTGATGTGGATCCAGTGCCAAAGTTTAATCCAATCTTATCAAATCTCTTTCTAATTTTGTCGTGAGATGTCTTATTAAAACTAAACACCACATCAAAGTTGTTACTATAAGACATCCCACCCTGTTGGGCAATAACATCAATGAATTTTGCTAGTCCTTTAGGTTGTGATGCCACGCTAAATACAGATAGTTGGTCCAACTATATTTATCATGGCATATTCAGGTGTGTATAAACCAACTTACCCACAAAAGTACAAAGGAAATCCTACTAGGATTATCTACCGTTCTATGTGGGAAAGAAAGTTCATGTACTTCTGTGATCATAATGACAGTATAGTTGAGTGGGGGAGTGAGGAAGTAATTATTCCTTATCGTTGTCCCACTGATGGTAGGATACACAGATATTATCCAGACTTTTATATTAAAGTGGTGTCTAAATCTGGTGTAGTAAGTAAGTATCTTATCGAGGTAAAACCCAAGAAACAAACACAACCACCGAATGATAAACCTAAAAAGAAGACTGCCTCTTGGAAGAGGGAAGTCCTAACCTACGCTAAGAACCGCGCTAAGTGGTCAGCAGCAGAGGACTTCTGTGAGGACAGGCAGATGAAATTTTTAATCCTCACCGAAGAACACTTAGGAGTCTAACAATGGCAACAGGATTCTCCAGCATCCAACGTAACCAGCAGAACGATGACACTGGTTACGAGACTTTGTTTGAGAAGGTAACTAAAAAGACAGAGGGGGAGAAGAAACCTCTGTCTTGGTATCGTGCTGCTGTAAAATCTGAGTCTAAAGCATACGGCAAAGACAACTCAAGATACATTGCTGCTGAAAAGAGAGACAGCACTGGCAGTAAGAATGAACAAGATCAGAACATGGTCCGTCGATATGTAGTAGCAGGACATCTCTACATGTTTGAGTATAAAGCAAAGATGAGATGGTTACCCTACTACGATAGGTTCCCTCTTGTCTATGTGATTAAATCTAATCAGAATGAATTCTTTGGTGCCAACCTACACTACCTACCTATCAAACGTAGAATCTTGGCAGTCAATAAATTATTAAAAAATAATCGTATCGAATTTCCCAAGAAGTGCTTCCATAAATACTTGCACTCACATGTAGACGGATTCTATCTTGATCTCGCTGCTGCTGAATGGGACACCGCCATTCTCTTGCCAACCGAGGACTTTGTTAAGGATGTCAATGGTCATGTCTTCCCATATCCCAAAGAAGATGTGTGGAAGGAAGTGAATGATTCCTACTACGATAACATCAAAGCACAACGAGTCATCGAAGGGTATGGCAAAGCATCTAGCAAGCAAATGGTAAAGTAAATGGCAGAAAGTTTAAACGTATTAAACACTAACAGTCAAGCAATAACAGACACATCAACTCGTCTTGCGTATCCAAAAAATATCTTCGATAGTTACACCGACTATATTAAATTTGATTTCTATAATTATAAAGGTCCTTTCTCTGGAGATGGTGGAGGAGGAACTACTGATATCACTGGTATAACTGCTCAACTTCAAACATACAACCAATCAAATGGTAAACAATACGAGAGATATAAAGATGTCAAAACTATTTTAATGTACATGCCCGAAGATATCTCGACAGGATATCAAACAGACTGGACTGGAAAGGGATTCAGTAATGTCGCCATGAACACCTTAAGAACTGCTGGAAATGGTTTGGCGGGAGATGGAGGAGCAGTTATTACATCGTTTGTGAACTCCCTCACGACTGCTGGTAGTGCTCTACCTACTGCTGCTGCTCAAGGTATTGCCACTGGTATTAATGCTATGGGTGCTGGTGATGTAACAACAGATGATGTACTACAAGGATCATTAGGTGTGGTTTTAAATCCAAATACAGAACTTATGTTCCAGGGATTTAAATTAAGATCATTTGGTTTGAAGTTTAAAATGTCTGCTCGTAATGAAGATGAAGCGAAAGAAATCGGAAAGATTATTGGCACATTTAAAAAAGTATCACTACCATCATTTGGTCCAGACCCAGGCGGGGCAGCGGACCTTGGAAAACTTGGTAAAGCAATCCTAGATTCTGTTACTCCAGGAGAAGGAGTCGAAACTTCCAACACAAACTACATTGGTGTTCCTGGTCTATGCCAAGTTTCTTTTATGAAAGGTGCTAAATTACACGAGCATCTACCACAGTACAAAGTTTGTGCTATCACTGAGGTGAGTGTAAACTACACTCCTGATGGAACCTATGTCACATACGAAGATGGTAGACCAGTTGCTGTAGAATTATCACTAGGTTTCTCAGAAACAAAACTCGTTTACTCAAACGAAATTAACATCGAAGGAGCATCTTACTGATGTATTTTAATTTCTTACCATCAATTAAGTATGATATTAAGCCGATCAGTTATCCTTTTTCTGAGTCGGATTATGTTGTAGCAAAAAACTTCTTCAGACGCTACAAAATTAGTGACACTGCTTTCAATCAAACAGTTTACTTCAATAAGTATGCCTTAAAAGATGGACAAAGACTAGATCAAATAGCGGAAGTTATGTACGGCAATCCAAATTATGATTGGATTGTAGTGTTGACTAACAACATGGTCAACACTCAGTATGATCTACCAATGTCTGAGTCTGAACTGAGAAAGCACACAGAAAGTCTGTACGATAATCCTTACTACGATTATCATCACTATGAAATCATCAGTGATGCTGAACAAGTAGAAAAGTTTGGTAAAGTTCTCATGCCTGGTGGTACATGGGTTGATCAGGCATTCTATGATGGTAAAAAAACTTTAGTTGCTGATACATTTCCCGATCTGTCATCAACCGTGAAGAATGTTACCTACGATAGAAATTATATCTTCTCATCAAATGGATTTGATAACACTTTTGTTATTGACTCCTTGAATGCTAATTTCGAAACCTATGGTAGCGGAACTGGTGAGGATGGTGGTTTCGTTCTGTATGCTCCAATCAGAAATGGAGTAAGATCAAATGGTTATCTTAGATTTAGAGGAGCGGGAGAAAGATATGCTCAGTTCTACCAAGTAAACGCTACTAGCTTAGATAGATTTACATTTAGAGGAAAGTTTGGTAACGATATCAACGGTGGGGAAGAAGCAGACGAACCAAACGAAATTTTAAAACTACAATATAGGACTGATTCATCAGATCCATGGACAGATATTGATGTCATTATTCCTTTGGGAATGATTCAGTATTTTAATTATGATCCAACAGTATTCTATTTTGACCCAGACACTAACGAACAGCAAACAGACCCAGGATTTGGTGGTCCTGGTAGACCAGCAGGACAATATGATGATGTAACTGTATACACTGTTGGTGGTATGCCTACTAGTGCTAGAGTTAACGTCACTGTAGGACCTAACAATACTATCACTGCTATTGATCTCGTCGATCGTGGAGAAAACATTTCAACGATCGACTTAATGATCAGAAATGAAGATATTGGAAACGGATTTTGGTACACCGATGCTGAACAGACAGTGGTGTTACAACTACCTGACGTTTTGTTATTCAATGTTAGCCTTAAACAAACCCCAAGTGGAGTTCAGTATGGTAGATATTCAAACGAACCATACACATTTACAGTTGATGTTCCAGAAGCAGCAAAGACTGAAACAACTGAGTTCAGACTATTCCAACCAGAAAATAGTGGCACAATTTTTGACCAGTATGCTATCCAAGAAGTCGAATACAGTTTCTCAGAAACATACACAGTAGAAACTGACATTGAATACACAGTTCTTGATGCTGACAACTATATTATCAATGGTGTCAGATGGACTAGAGAATCTGGTGTTTGGTACAGAGTAGTACAGAATGGGTTTAGGTACTATGACAACGGCAACATCGAAGTCATTGCTGGTAGTGATTTATCGAGACCTGTTACTGAGTTTGAGTATGAACAGACAGAGAATGAAAAGAAACGTGAGATCTATCTACTCAAACCACAATATGTTAAGGTGCTAGTAGAAGACTTCAGGAAAGCATCTCTCTATAAGAAGTCATCTGATTATGTCAGCAATAAGTTGAAATCTACTGGAGTCTGATAGACTTTTTTGACAAAAAAATTGGCGGGAAATTTTTTTCCCCGCCAACGAAATCGTTAATCAAAATCTGAAATGATGCGCTTACACTGCTTCAAGTTTTTCTTACAGTAGTTGTGAACATAACTGTCAGTGTCAACACTCATAGTATAGTGAGCGTGGGTGTGAAGTCCCTGAACTAGAAGCAGGAACCCCACGACCACTAAGTTGAACTGAGTAACTGGATGAAGTAATACCTTCAGGTATTTCATCAGTCGTCGTTAGCCAGAGCGGCGAAGTAAGACAGAGCATCGTCATCATCAGACGTGCTAGCACTCATCTTCTCACGGAAAGAAGAGGTCTCAATGGTGCTGGTAGGAATAGGATCAAACTCTTCCTCTTGCTGGACTGCTGCCACTCGGGGAGCAACGTTCAGCACAGCATTCAGACGGGTGTCCATCTCTTCGTAACCTTTGAACTGACTGTCAGAAGTGTACTCCTCCAGGGAGTATGCTTGCTTCCAGGTTGCTTCGAGTTCATCATCGTCAGCAGAC